TCTTGCCCAACCACTCAGGATACCCATCCCAATGATGATAAGAACACAACACACAACCATCTTTGAGTTCAATGCCAATCCTGCCTCTGGTAGCCATTGTGGTGTTCCCTTGAGTACCTTGAAATTATAGGATGCCCAGTTGCTTGAGCATCCAGTTGTAGACCAGTTGAGGAAGTGTCATAAGGTTTGCATCTCAAGCAGCAGTGAGGTCATTGATGAACATAAACTGATAAGACCCATCCTCAGGGTCTTGCCCATTCACATTCCACTCTTCATGCAGAGCACGTGCAGTGTCCACATCCTCAATCTCAATGAAGTGAGCAAACCTCTCAAAGATCTGCTCACCCATCTGATCCACACACTTTTGCTTTTGCTTGTTGGTCATTGGAGTGGTTCCTTTGATTACTTGAATAGTGTAGCACCCCAGAGAGGGGTGCTATGGGTTCTAGACCAGTGCCTCAGCTGGCACAGGGAGGGCATCCAACTCTTTATAGAACTTCTTAAGAGTGCCATTCTTCTTGCACTCAAAGAGATGAGGGTTCTTGTAGAGCACTTTGGTAGAAGGTTTATGGAGCCACACAGAGGGTGGAACCATAGGGGAGACACGCCCACCCTTCCTAGTGAGTTTGACAGAACTCTCTACCAGTTCATCCATGATCTCCAACACCTTTACCTCTGCCACATAAATCAGTTTGCCATCAGTGGTAAACTGGTGAACCAGCACATCCCAATCAGTCTTGGATGCAATGGCAGTGGCACCATCAGGGAAGATGATGTTGGGACCAGACTTGTTGTCCACACAGGTGCCATCAGGCTTGTAACCATCAGGATACCCCTTGCCACCATAGGAAGGAGTGTAACCTAGAATGGAGCAAACAAAGTCCTCCCTCAGCTTGTTGTTGTCCATAGCAAGGTGCTGCTTCAGAAGGTCCACATAGGGAATCTCCTGTGCTTCTACTTGCTTGGAGTCCAGCACTTGCTGAGCGATTTTGATGTCCATAGGCAATTGGTTTTGAACACATCTATACTAGAAAACCCCAAGACATTTGTCAAGGGGTTCTAGGGAAATCCAACCAGTTCCTCAAGTGTCCACTAGGTGCTAGGAGTGCTTGAAGTGTTTGCTTGGAATTTTGCCTGTGCTTTCATTTGCTTGAGCTCTGCTTTTGCTGCTTTCAACTTCTCCCTAGTTCTATCCTTTGCTGCTCTCTCTGCCTTATCCTCTGCCCTTTCCTTTTGTCTTTGTGCTTCCTTTGCAGTAGCCTTTTCTTCTCTTTCCTTCTTATCTGCTGCCTTTTCTGCAGCTCTTTGTTTTGCCCTCTCCTCTCTTTCGTCTTCCTGTTTTTCTTCCTCCTTTCTCTTCCTTCTCTTTTCACCAAATTCATCTAGACTTTTATTCAGTCTATCTGTCAGTGATTGTTGTTGACTTTTAGTGTAGTCACCACCACCACCGCCAATGGTAGTACCAGTCACAGGTGTAGCAGCAATGCCACTCTGTTCTTGAAACTGCTTAAAGGTCTTCATTCTCTGGACTTATTCTATCAACCTATTTATTCTTCCTGAGTTTATTGATATAGTTCTTTGCAGACTCAAAGTTCCTACAATACTTTACCACAGAACCCTTGTAGATGATTGCTAATTGTGTTCTGCTGCCTATTACAGGGACAGCAGCAACCATCTCCTGGTCATTCCAGTTCTTTCCCACAATGAATCCTGGTGAACCTGGTTTAGGATCAAGAATAGTAGGATGTTCAAATTGTAGATACTTCATCAACGCCTCACTACTGAAACTGCTGCCTCACCCTTCTCAAATACAGTGTCCACCACTGCTTGGACACTCTTGGCAGTAGAAATCCCAACTTTATCGCACACAGGGATGCAAACCAGACCAAACTTCTTAGAAGTGTCACCTAAACGAATGACGCGTCCAATAGTTTGCTGAATAGAAATATAGTCCATATTGCGCATAAACAGTACTGCCTCAAGACCACTCACATTGATGCCCTCTGCAAGGATGCTATGGTGCATAACCACAAATTGCTTCTCAGGATCCTTACCCCAAGCATTGAGGGTATCAAAGAACTCTTCCCTGTCAACCTTCTTACCATCAATCACAGCACCAGTCTTAGATGTGATATACATCCAAGAATATCCCCTGTAGTGCAGTTGCTGACAGAAGTCAGACTCTGATACAAGTTTGATGATTTGCTTGGTGGACCTAGCACAGATGAGAATCTTGCTGAGAGAATTGTCATCAATAGTCTCAAGCATATTGCTAGCATCACGCTCTGCAACCATCTGCTTGTCCTGAACCATCTCCAGTTGCTTCACAACCACCTTAGGAGGGAGGATGTAACCCTCTTCTACCATCTGGGTAGCAGGAACCTCTGCAATGACCTGACCATACACTTCAGAGTCATTCATACCTGGTTTGGCGATGGTGACACTGTGCTTTGGTGTGGCAGTGAAGTAATAGCACCTGCTTGCCTCTTGTGAGAAGTGCTCAACAGCAGGAAAGAAGTTCCTCTTGACACTATTGTGTGCCTCATCAAAATAGATGGTATCCACATCAATCCCTGCCTCTTGAACCTTGTGGAGGGAGTGATAGGTGGTGAAAATCAACTGATGAGCACCTGATGCATTACACAGGATGTCGTGCCACTGAATCTGCCTGACCTTTGTGGTCCTGAAGTGATGGGTCTCACCACTGTGGACGTGCATCACCTGAACATCAGTAATATGCTCAAGATATTCTGCTGACAACTGCTCAGCAAGCAGAATTCTGGGAGCAACAACCACAATAGTCTTCTGTTCCTCAGACTCAAACTGCCTTACAGCATCCATGATGCCAACTAGGGTCTTACCTGCACCTGTAGGAAAAATGCACTGACCAATCCTGTGCTTGGACAGGGCATCAACTGCTTTCTGCTGGTGGGGACGGAGTTGCATCAGTGTCTCAAAGAAAAAGGGTTGGAGATGCCTCAGAATAGCACCCCCAACCCAATGTGTCAAGAATCAGTTTTCAGTCTTCCTCTTCCTTTGCCTTGCCTGCCAGAGAGGGACCAACCCAGACCTTACCCTCTTTGTACCAGTCTTTCACTTGCTGTCGACGCATATCAAGCAGTTGTGCATAGCGGGTTTTCTGCTCAGAAGTCCAGACCAGGTTTTGATGGCGAACAACCTGAGTCTTGAGGTCAAGCATTTCTTGGACGATGGACATGATTTTCAGGAAATGATTTGAAGTTGTTTGATGGTGACTGCTTTGGACTCTAAGACACTGATGCTCCTCTGAAACTCTTTGTATATTAGCAGCCTGGGAGCAGACCTGTTGCCATTGGGAGGGAGTTGTAACACACAGTAATGTTCACAGATAAAATCAATGACACCTCTGTGACTTTTGTATTCAACAAAGTCTCCCTCATTCAATTTCATATAAATGCTGCCTCCAGTGGATTCAGATGAATTGGCATAGATGTATAGTTTCTGGTATCTTCTATCTTAACTTCTTTTCCTACTGTTTTTGGATTGATGGGGGCAAAGTAGGAATTTGTTTTTGTATTGTAGAATCCCCAGATAGTACGTGTTGGAGCACCAGCATTGTAGATAAACCTGCGATGACATAAAAGCCACACAGCAACAATGTTACGTTTAAATTGTACTGTTTCATACTCATAACCTTCTGGAGCAATGTGGGGAAAACCAGGAGGGAGTTCAATCATTTAGATTCTTTAATGTCCTGAAGTTTGAAAATCAGAGACTTGAGGTTCTCAATCTCTTTATCCTTTGATTGCAACTCTTCTTGTAGATGCTTGATCTCCATCTGCAAGTTGAATAGCAATGCCTCTGTTGACTGTGGTGCCATAAAATTCTAGGTGAGAAAAGAGGAAATAACTTTAGATTCCACATCCTCAGTGATTTGATATTTATCAGCTTTCACAATATTCTCCCTCAGATGACCATAGAATTCTGGATAGGATTCATTGTCATCATCAGTAATCAAGTCGAAGCATTGCTCATCACTGTCTGCCACTACATTCCATACACCACCAAATTCTGATTGTGGGAAGGGAACAAAGTGGTCCACAATGTACAAAAATTTAGCCATTGACCTCTGGGGATACTGTTTGAACTGTAGCAGGTTTGGATGCTGGTGTCAAGAGGACCAGCTGCCTCTCATATTCATACTTGATTGGAAGCAGGTGTGATGTCAGGAATCCAGTGTACTGCAAACCCTTTGACAACTCAAGCAGGTTCTCAATTTGCATCAGGGCAAGGATGATCCTTTCTCTTTGGTTCACACAAATTCCTCAAGATAATAATCTACTGTAATTCCAAGCTTCTCTGCTTCTATTTCACAGATCTCCATAAAGAGTTCAAATTCATCTGTGTCCATGCTTTGGAGGAGTTTATCAGTCATGAGAATTTACCTTGAGTGAAGTTTGCATAGGAGAAGACTTCCCTATCAACAAGTTTAATCATACCATACTTGTTGACCATCACAAAGCCCTCTTGATTGATTTGTTCACCATTGATGTGTGCTTTGGGGCAACCATACACAATCATAGAGTCTATCAAGTCCTCTTTGATTTCTATTGCCAACTGATACAAGTTAGCAAGTTTATTGCATCCCAAGATATGGGTCAGAACCTCATCAGTCAGTTCTTGTCCTGCTGCAATCAGAGCATTGATGCACTTCTTAGCATCTGCTGCATCTTTCTTGGACAGGAACTTGATCCCATCAGCATTAATCATCAATGGAGAGATGTCCCCAACCACCCTATCAACAGTGGGTTGCACAAAGAGACACTTGTCAGTGCTGATTAGTTCACCCTCAAGAGGAAGAGGTTCCATCTGATTGAGTATATCCCCAACATAATAAGTATGGGGAGCAATGATAATATTCTCCTCTACCAGTTCAGGAAAATCATACCTGATGGTATTGGGAAGATATGTATCAGAACCACCAAACCCAATGAAGTCACCTTGATAGACACCATCAGTCTCAGGAAGGTTCAGGTAGCAAGCACAGAGAACCTCAATCAGTTCTGCATGTGTGTCTACACTATAAAGACTGAAGATGTCCTCAACCTCATAACAAATCTTGATTTTCTTTTTGTTAAACACACTCTTGGTGCCAACAAACCACTTGCCATTCTCAGGATTAGTGCCCCATACAATGCCAGGACATCCATCAATCTTCACAGAGATATTGCTATCCCTTTCATACATCAAATCAAAAACACTGAGGTCACCAGTCAAAATGGTGTCTTCAGGGTGTTCCAAGTGAGTGAGAGGCATAACATTCCTTCAAGACTTATCCATAATAAAAGACCCCCTGACCTAAGTCAAGGGGTCTGTACCAGTTCTGTAACTGGTTCAGTCATCATAAACTCTGCACTCAGAAGCATCTGGATGGGTATCACAGTACAACTCAAGAGGAGTTGGGTCATGAGATTCACCAGGATGGTTTTCCTTATATGCTTTTAGTGCTTCTAATTCTTCTTCAGTATGGCGACGTGATTGTGGTGAAATGGTGGGATCACTCAGAAGTTCCTCATCTTTCTGAATGTGCTTGTCGATGTTTTCCATAGTTTTGTATCGGGATAATACTTATTTATTGGGTACATCTGATTTCTTGCCCTCTAGACTCCTCACCATGAGTTCAGTGAACTTTTCCATTTTGTGGGCAGAAACAGTATGTGGTGCATAGGTGATTGCTTCCTTGAGAGCAATCAATTCATTCCACTCTTCCTCATTGAGGTATGTGGAGCTTGTTTTTGGTAGGGTCATACCATTTGTAAAAACTTATACCTAATTATACCAGGAATGTCAGGAAATCAAGATAACTTAACATTTAATTTAGATTTGGGAGATCTTTCTTTACAGATTTATTTCAGTCATCAGTCAAGTGATCTGCACAAGCCAGTGTATCACAAGGAGGACATTCTTTCTTAA